GTTTGGTATTAGGTTCCAATCCCTAGTAATCAATTTCTTTGCAGCTTCGTAATCTTCTCTTTGTTGATCAGTTAGTTTATCAATTTCTGACTCAATACTTTCTTCTGGCATATGGCTTTGTTTTAATTTATCCCTTAGTTTATAAATTCGAATTGCTTCTTTAAATCATCGTAGAAGGAAATGACTTCTTCAATATGCTTATCATCACTTTCCTGGAAGTCGTTTAAACTTCTTTTTGCTACATCTGTAGCTTCATAGGCAGGTTTGTAAACTGGAGAAACATCAATAAGCTCTTTGAATTTGAGTATCTTCCTGACATAGGTTCTATTCTCCTTTTTTATCCATTGGTCTTTTTCAACCTTGAAAGCGAATGAACTGGAGCGAATATCACCACGTTTTAAACCTTCTAAAAGCTCATCACCTAAAGCAGTATTGGGAGCATCAAAGGAATATTTCAATCCAGTTGCATCAACTTCGAGTTTTAAGCTACCTTTCATATTGGTAGACCGTGCCAAAACTCCTTTATCTTCATTGTGGTTAAGGAAGCAAATAACATCAGAAACTTCTAATACTCCTTTGAGGGCTGTGGGGTCTATAATTTCAACAAAACCACCTAAATCCCTGGACTCACTATTAAAAACAAGTGCATATCCTTCAACATGCCTATCATTATCTGGGATTTCCCTATATTCTAGCTGTAAATACCTTACTTCTTTTTCCATTATAAGAGTTTATTATCAATTTGATTTTTTTGTTCGCTGATAAGATTATCTAAAGGCTGAACATTGACTTGGATAAAAGCCCTGTCACCTCCTTTTACAGGAGGTTGATTTAGCTTTTTCCGTATTTCGTTAGTAGTAAAGGCTCCGAGGTTGTACATCTTTGTATAGTAGTCAGCCTGTGTAAGACTGTCAGCCCTCAGTATGTTGGAGATATCAAACTTTAATTCTATTCTGTTTCTCTCACTTGGAAGGAAAAGTTTTCTATGAAATTCATTCTCTATCTTCTCCAGGAGTGGCGTTAGTGTATCAGTTAGATAGGCTAATTGGTAGTTTTCAACATTGCTGTAAGTGTTTGAAGTAGTGTCAAAAACTTTATTTGGATTAACTCCAAAGAATCTGCAAATATCAATTACATTAAATTTCCTGGTTTCTAATAATTGGGAGTCACTTGGTTTTACTGTAATGGGTACGTATTCCGCTCCATTCTCTAAAACTGCTATTCCGTTTGGATTACCTGAGTCAGGATTAAATGCATCTCTAAAACTTGCTTTTAATTTTTCGGCTGAACCTGGTAATAAATTTCCAATTACTTTCAGGAATCCAGCAAGGTTTGCACCTCCGCGAAAAAAGCCCCGGGCATGAGCCTCACTGTCTGCACTTAACTGGAGGGAATAAACAGCATGTTCAATTACTGATTTACCGATTATTCCATCATCTGAATAGTTCAGAATGTGGATTATGTCAGCTTTATTATAAACCTTATTGTTAAGAATCGATTTATATTTTATGTCTGTGCCAGATGTAACAACCTGCACAGAGTCGGCATTAAGCAGCGATAACCCTTGTATTTTATTCCCGGTACGTTCAATTAGTACATAGGCATTCCCTCTTAAAAGAAGCTGGGAAACTATATTTTTAAAGAACATATATCGACTCATGAACGGATTAGGTTCAATAGTCAGGAGGTTATATAAAGGGATGTCTACCAGCTTTTGCTTGTACCCGTCTTTAGTTTCAAATGGCTCAAGTGGTAAAGCTGCAACGCTATCAGATAGAACCTGTACACACCGATAAACAGCGGACAAAGTAAGTACCTTGGAATTGCTATAGCTTGTATTTCCTGCGAAGTTCAGAGCAAATGGGTAATAGTCCAAGGCTCTTTGTTCTGTATCTTTATTTTTAGTGAAAAAACCCATTCTAAGTAATTTTTGTTTCGTAATTACCACTTGTGAGATAGCCTCCAAGAGCCATTAATTTTGAAATAACACCATCGATTTTTTTATATCGGCTGTTCTTATCTGGTTTGGAGTTCGCATTACTGTCAATGTTTAAAGTGACATTCCCAAAGCAGTACTGGTTTATTGGATTGTTATTGATTGTTACCCTACCACTTAAAATAAGTCTTTCAAATTCCTTCGTTGGTCTGTTGAAGTTTGATTTTGTCTGACTAAAGATTTGGAGCGGTAATCCGTTTGAAGTTGCATCAATTGCCCACTGAGTTGAGTTATATGAATCGTATGCAACATTTAGTATTAATGTATCCTTTGAAAGCTCCAGTAAATCATTTAGGATTATATCGTAATCCACCACATTCCCAGGAGTAAGTTTTAAGAATCCTTGCTTTGCCCAATTCCTGTATAGTTCTTTATTTTGTAAAGAGTTTAAAGAATCTTCTGGGAGGTAATATTTAGTGATAAAGTTGTATTGGTTCTCTTCTATGAACAGATGTGAAACCGCTGAAAAATCGGTAACAGTACTTAAATCTACTCCGGTAAAGCAAACCTTACCTTTAAACTCCTCCAGGTTTATATCTTTGGTTGCTCTAATAATTACATTATCGTTTAACCAAACATTGCTAGAAGAAGTCCATTGATTTAAATTCTTTGTCCGAACTCCAACTTCATCGCTAGGACTGTTTATTGCTTGTTGTACTTGTTCCTTTAAGTATTCTGGTCTAACTGTTACCCGTAAATTAGGGTTAGATTTTATCCAGTTCTTTGGGTCCTGCCAGTTATCCTTCTCATCCAAGGTGAAAATTATGATGAACATTGAATCATCCTTTTTTATCCCTTGAAGTATCTCTTTTCCAACTGTTCGCAATTGGTAGCATGGAGAAGATTTATCAAAACCGGCTGTTGTAACTGTGCAGATGTGAGGTTGTAACCTCATTCCCTGCGAAGACTTCATTACGTCCCGAATCTTACTGGTTTTAGCGGCATGATACTCATCTATTAAAGCAAATGACGCATTGAATCCGTCCAATTTTGAATCGTCTGCGGCTAGAACCCGTAATATTGATTCGGTAGCTTTGAATTTTATTTCGTTTCTGTAGTTTATTAATGTCTTTTGTTTGGGGTCTAGCTTCTTCGAGAACATTGAAGTAATTTCAAAAGCAATCTTTGCCTGTTCTTTTGAATTTGCAGCCAGTAGAACTTCTGCATTCCCTTCATTGTCTGCGATTAGATTATATAAGCAAAGAGCTGCTGCAAAAGCTGTTTTCCCGTTCTTCCTAGCAATCTCAATGTAACTTGAAGTGAATCTTCTTAACCCTGTTTTCTTCCAGTAGAAGCCGTATAAATTGGCAATTATAAAGACCTGCCAGCCTTCTAAGTTGAAGGGTTTACCTTCGTGCTTTCCGGTGCTATGGGTTAGACAGGAAATGAAAGTAATTACCCTTTCAACCTTATCTTCTCTATATACCAGATCTTTCCTGGTTAAGTCTTTCTCAAACCTTGCAACAGCTTGTTTTACCTCTTCACATGCTGGAATCTTACCACTTTTAACACCTTTAATATATTTCTTTAAAGGCTCCATGGCTATCTTTTTTCAACCAGCTGTTGAAGTACCTTTGTTAAAGGGTCTGTTTCCGGTGTTTCGTTTATAATTTTACTCTTTGATTTTGGAGTTAGTCCAAATTCCTGTATAAGCTTTAAAAGTTGAATTTGCGCATCTAATTGAATCTTTACCCATGGTGAAGGTTTACTTCTAACATTCCCGTTTGAATCCGGTTCCTGGATAACCCTTCCTGTCAATACCAGCTCTTCTGTTGCATCAATATAACTGGAGTATGTTACTACCAACATATTAATGGCAAGCTCACTCCCTTCTGGAATAACAGCTTTTATCTCATTGTATAATTTTATTGCATCTTTATGTAGGTTTGTTGTATCCATCTATAACATGTCTTAACTGTACTATACAATACCCAATTAGAGCGGTTTGTAATACAGTTTTGACATAAAAAAAGGGTTACTCTAAAAGAATAACCCTATATTTTTAACAGGAGTAGTTTAAAGAAGATCTTCCAAAATCTTATCTATTTCATTATTTCCAAATCCCTCTAAATAGATTTGAGTTGTTTTTAAAGAAGTATGTCCTAAAGCCTTTGAGATAACTGCCAAGTTAACATCTTTGCGTTGTAACCTGGAAGCCATTGAATGCCTCGCCCAATAAGTAGTTATAGGTTTGTCTATTCCTAGTTCATTGGATATCTCTTTTAAACCATCATTCAATTGTTTGGTAATTTTTCTAATCCTGTCCCTGACTTGAGAAGGTTTAATAAAATCCTTCTTTAGGATTGGAAACAGATAGGGAACGCTTCTCCCTTTATACTTCATAATGATATTAGAAATTTCAGTGTTTATTTTAATTGAGTATTCTATACTTGTCTTTGCTCGAATGTACGTTATACGGTTATTTATTATACTACTTTCCTTTAGTTTGGAGATATCAGTGATATTTGCACCATTAGCATAATAAGAGAATAGAAACATATCTTTTGAAAACTCTCTTCTAGGATTAGTTGGGCAGTAACTTTTAATTAACTCCAGTTCAGCATCATTTAAAACCCTGTGCTTTGTTCGGGTAGTCATATTAGTAGCACTAAACCCCTTTGGATTAATTGTATTCTTAAAAGGATAGATATCATAATCTATAAGCTTCTCACCAATTGCACAGTTAAAAATAATTGATGCAGTTCTAAAAATTACAGATTGGGAATTACCCTTCAACCCTTCTTTAACCATTTTTGCTTTTAGGTCCTTAAGTAAATCGATGGTAATATCTTTAAATAAAAGGGTTGGATAGTACTTCTTAAACTTGCTAAGAGTGGCTTTATAGACATTAACATTCCCAAATCTTTCCTGTTCTTTTAACCTGGCAATAATCATTTCTGTATAAGAATAGAAATCCGGGAGTATTATTACTTCCTGGGGTTTTTCTATTTGTTCGAAAAGTAGCCTAAAAGCTTGAAACCCTGTTAGCCTTTCATCTACCATCTTAATAATAGTTTTTTCAGCCAGAAGGATAAATTTCTGAATGACTTCATTTTCCTCCAGGAATTCTTTGGCTAATCTACCATTTTTAAACTGAGAAGGTTTAACCTTGATTCCAAGGTTTAAATAGTTTACTTTTCGGTTTTCAGTGAACCGGATTGCAAGATTTTGCTTTTCTCCTTGTAACTTCTTGGGATTCAATAAAATTTTAACTTCCATAAGGGTAAAACATTAGGTACAACAAATAAGATTTTGTAGTCCGTTTTAATGTTTTAACTACTTGATATACAGTCACTTGGCTTGCATGGCATGCAAGAGGTCATCGGTTCGACCCCGATATTCTCCACCAAATAAATAAAGGGTTTCAGCGATATGTTGAAGCCCTTTTTTGTTCAATCAATTCAATAGTCTCAAATAAACTGGGAAAGTTGAGGGGAAAGCAAATAATCAGTTTAGTATTTTTTTAACAATGAATATTTTTACCTATTTAATCCAATTCTTTTCGGTGACTCGAATCGGTAGTTAATATAAGCCGGGTTAATCATTCAAAGGGAATGTGAATTTAAATGTACTGCCTTTTCCCACTTCGCTTTCTACCCAAATTTTTCCGCCATGTTTTTCAACAAATTCTTTGCAAAGAACTAGCCCCAACCCTGATCCTTTTTCATCTGCCGTGCCAACTGTTGAATGCATTTGTGTAATATTAAACATGTTTTTTACTATTTCCGGCTTAATTCCAATTCCAGTGTCGGAGACCGAAATCAGGATGTTCAATTGAGTCTTTTCCGCAATAATTTCAATCCGACCTCCCGGGTTGGTGAACTTAAGAGCATTCGAAACAAGATTACGTAACACTGTTTTTAGCATATTTATATCGGCAAACACTGTTATTTCCTCTATTGAAATTGTATTTAATAGGATATTCTTTGCACTGGCGTTAGGTTTAAGAATCTCAACAACATCAAAAGCGATATCAGTAAATTTAATTTTTTGTGGTTCGTATGGTAATTTGCCTGATTGGGTCAATGTCCATGTTTATTAAATCTTCAAGTAAATTAAAAGTGTTTCGTGCCGAATGTCTTACAATCTTTATCTGCTCTTCAATTTTATCGATATCATAAATACGGATATTTTCGACCAATAAATCCAGATAACCCAATATTGAGCTAAAAGGACTTCGTAAATCGTGGGCAAGTATTGTTATAAAACGATCTTTGTCTGAATTCAACCCGAGTAACCGGTTAAGTTCTTTGTTGGTGGAGATTAGCTCAGATGCCCGTTTTTCTTTCTCTTCATTTTGAAATGCAAGTTCTTTATTGGCAATAATCAATTCTGCTGCACGCTTCTCTTTCTCCTCGTTTTGGTAAAGCAATTCTTTGTTTGCTATGATTAACTCATCGGCCCGTTTTTCTTTTTCCCTGTTTTGGTATGCCAGTTCCTTATTTGCGATGATTAATTCAGCAGCTCGCTTTTCTTTCTCCTCGTTTTGATAGAGTAGTTCTTTGTTTGCAATTATTAGCTCTTTTGCCCGATTCTCTTTCTCCTCATTCTGATAGGCAAGTTCCTTGTTGGCCATTGTTAACTCATCGGCCCGTTTTTCTTTCTCTCTGTTTTGAAAGGCAAGTTCCTTATTTGCAATGATTAATTCAGCAGCCCGCTTTTCTTTCTCCTCGTTTTGATAGAGCAGTTCTTTATTGGCAATGATTAACTCTTTCGCCCGTTTTTCTTTTTCCTCATTCTGATAGGCAAGTTCTTTGTTTGCCATTATTAACTCATCGGCTCGCTTTTCTTTCTCTCTGTTTTGAAATGCGAGTTCTTTGTTAGCAATGATTAATTCATCTGCTCTTTTTTCTTTCTCCTGGGTTTGAAAGGAAAGTTCTTTATCGGCAATGACTAACTCATCAGCCCTTTTTTCTTTCTCAACCTCTTGATAAGCAAGTTCTTTGTCCGCAATAATTAATTCATCTGCTCTTTTCTCTATCTCTTTGTTTTGAAAATGAGCATTTATATTAATTAATTCATTTTGCTTTTTTAGTTCAGCAATCTGGTCTTCTAATTCCTCATATGTAGGTTTGTTGTGGTTCATCGCAGTCTTTTTTTTGACCAAAACTGATGCCTTTATTTAAAGATCGAAGTTTACCGATTCTGTTGCTTAGAATAAAACCGATAAATAGCCGGCTGCCAAACAAAAAGCAGTTAAGTGTAAGTTAATTCTATTTATCCAAATAATTCTTCATTTTTTGTATTAATTCCATATCGTTTATCGGTTTTGTAATCATAGTATCAAAAGATGATCCGAGTTAAAAATCAATTTGCCGGCAACTCGAAGGCGCTACGGTATGCGCCAATTTCGTTCACATAATCGAGTAGCTTGTCGTAAAACGGATGGCTGCAAATGGTGGAGCTATCGCCAATGATAACGAGTTTCTTCCGGGCGCGGGTCATGGCAACGTTCATCCGGC